TTAGCCATTAAGTTTAACTGCCAGACCTGCGACATATTCCCCTTGATAACGAGCAATAGACAGTTCTTCCTGGCTGGGCTGGCGTGAACCGTCACCGCCTGCGATGGTGGTTGCGCCGTACGGCGTACCGCCGCGAACCTGTGAAACGTCAAATAATTCCTGCGCTGCGTAGCCAATGGGGACAATCACCATGCCGTGATGCGCAAGGGTCGTCCAGGTGGATGTGATGGTTTGTTCCTGACCGCCGCCAGTACCGGTGGAACTAAAGACGCTCGCCAGTTTTCCGTATAGTGCGCCGGAAGCCCACAGGCCGCCCGTCTGGTCGAGGAAGGTACGCATTTGACCGGACATGTTGCCAAAGCGGGTAGGTGTACCAAAAATAATGGCGTCGTAATTGGCCAGTTCTTGCGGGGTTGCAACCGGTGCAGTTTGCGTTTTACCGCCTGCTTTTTCAAATAATTGCGGCGACATGGTTTCCGGTACACGCTTAACGACAACTTCAGCGCCATCCACTTTGCTTGCACCCTCAGCGACTGCGCGTGCCATCGTTTCAACATGTCTAAGGATATGGTTTATCATTTTGAAAAATATAATTTTATTTCATCCTCCTGGTCACTTTGGGGCACGTCTGGGGCACGGGCATTAAGGACATTATTCAACATGGCAACTTGAGTCACGCTGCACTCAGGCATCCATGCACCATAAACATTGTAGACCATGCTGGCGCTGGAGTGCCCCATCTGTGATGCAATAAATGTCGGGTTTGCTCCGGAAGATAAAGCCCAGCACGCATAGGTATGGCGTGACTGATACGCTTTACGGGATCGGATACCCGCTCTTTTTATTGCTGAATCCCATGTCGCTCCGATGGAGCTTACCGCGTAGTTAATACCCGCCTTGTGATTCTTGCGAACGATTTGCGGACAGAAAACAAAAGTGCACTCGTGCAAAATTGTTCTTCCGTACTCGCGTAATTGAACAGTGATCTGATGCTGCCTGCTAAGACGAGTAAGCATCGCCTGGTTTTTAAGTGCTTCAATTGCTGGTGCCAGAAGATGTATAACCCGGTTAGTGCCTGCGTCGGTCTTTGGTAGCGTAAAATCACCTATTTTTGTAAAATTTCGTCGCACTGTTATCGTGCCAGCTTTCAGGTCGATATCCTCCCATGCAAGTGCGGCAATTTCACCGTGTCGCATCCCTGTAAAAACAGCCACTGTCCAGAGGTTTTTGGTCTGTTGATGATGGCAGGCATCAATGAGACGGCTAAACTCATCTCTGGTCAGTGGATCCGGCACTGGTTTTGATTTCCTCAGCGGTGTTATTGAATTAAACGGGTTTTTCTCCAGATACCCGTTTTCGGCGGCAAAGCTGAACATTCCGGCTGTTGTTGTCATGTAATAGTTCACTGTGGGTACGGTTCTTCCTTTTCGGGACGTGCTGGTTTTCCTGCTTCCCTTTTCCCCGGTCAGTAAATCTTTCCTGATAAACAGCAGATCTTCTTTTGTAATCGATGACGCCAGCCTGCCAGGACCAAGCCTCGGTAGCATATTTTTCATCACTGATTGATAACGATTTAAGGCGTTACTACCGATTTCCATTGCTTTCAGAGTAAGCCATTTCTGTGCCAGTTCACCGACGGTGATATCTTTTTTTACCAGGCCAAATAGCTTCAGGTTAGGTGAGTCAGGGAATCGATCGGCATAATCAAACGTTCCTGTTCTGATTGCAAAGCAGACCGAAGCCCTTAACTCACCAGCGATCTTTCTGTTTTTCGGTGTATCGGGCACGCGAAGATTTTCGCGCACTCGTTTACCCCTGTACTTAAACGTTATTCGGAGTTTTCCTCCGTGATTTTCAACGCCGGCTGGATAGGCTGAATTCGCCATTGTTCCTCCTGCGTCCAAGAGCACGCTCAGGTTATACTCTTATGGACAAGAATTAAACATCCTGAGATGGTAAGGGTTGGTTTTTGATCCAAGTGTTGATGGTAGGAAGATGATAGAGACATTCGCTGTTTTTCTTTGGCGTTCCGTCGGGGGCGATTTGTTTATATTCTCTGCCGTTCATCCACGCACTGTCCCTGGCGCGTAATATTGTTCCTTTTCTCAGGCCTGTTACAGCCATTAAAAGCTCCAGTGTTACCCATTCATTCGCATTTATCTGTACAACAGGTGTGATGACTGGCTGAATGCCATGGTTATGTTGGTTTACTAACTCGCGCATAAGTTGCCTCTGCATGTGTAAGAAAAAACCGCCATCAGGCGGCTTGGTGTTCTTTCAGTTCTTCAATTCGAATATTGGTTACGTCTTATTCGATGCGCACTCCTGGTATTTCGCCTTTTGATATTGCTAAGTCATAAATTTGCGCGGCACTATACCCATCTCGCATCCATGAATCTAAGGCGCGAACAGCCTCGCTACGCTTTTTATCTTCTCTCTCATTTTTGATATCAACGAGGACATCAACGCAATTAAGGCAAATGTGGATTTTGTCTTTACATTCGATCATGGCGGCTTTGCCATGATTTCCGCCACACAGTGAGCATAAATCTTCAGGGTCTGGCTGGTATTTCTGTAACGTTAGAGGGTTGAATGTTGAACAGGCCATAATCATCTCCATAAAACAAAACTCGCCGTAGCGAGTTCAGATAAAAGAAATCCCCGCGAGTGCGAGGATTGTTATTCATTGCCGATATTCACCTTTATCGCGAACACCTTTACCGGTTTATCACCGAAGTGCGGATGTGTGATTGTCTTGATTTCATATCCGTCATACGGAACATCAATTCTTCGGCTGGAATCGTCGCGCTTCGGATATCCCTTTGTGATAATCAGGCGGTCATACTCGCGGAACATAATTCGCTTATTCCAGTAGTCATTAAACAGGCGATACTCTTCCGTTTTCTCTCCGCGAATCATGGCATCGAAGTATTCACCTTTAACGGCAAGTTGCAGGTTAGCCACGGTTAACCTCCTGCGGCGGTTCTGGTAGCGGCATCCAGTGAGTTGCTTGCTCAATACCATTACCCGGCTTAATCGTTGCATCTCCGCGCCGAAAGGTGCTTCCGGTATAGCGTGCGGAGCATATTAGCGGTTCAACCAGAGAGCTATCGAAATTCACCGAAATAAGCACGTTCTGGCCCTTTTCAGGCATTCGATCACTACAGCTTATCCAACTATCCGGAGTTACCGGAGAGTTACCAGCCTCATAAGCGGATTTCATCCAGTGCGTAAGCGTTTCGATGCTTACACATCCGCAATCAACGTCTATTTTTTCTTTTTGTTCTGACAACCATTCCTGGAATGACAGCTTGGCAGTCTGGCTTGCTGGATCAATTCGTGGCAGGCCGATATATAGTGGTACATTTCCCGGCTCCATCGAATTGTCGGGACAAATAAACGTGTTACAACCATATTTAACGAGCTCAATTCCCACTGTGTCGATAGTGGCGAATGGTTCAGTGGTCAATGCAGTCAACGCAATTTCATAAGCACGGCGCTCAATATTATCTCGCACGTCCAGGCTGCCGATTCGCTCTTTGATTTCTTTAATCATTTCTTTGTCGGTGAACGTTGTCATGTGTTAGTCCTTATCCACTTCAACGCCATCTTTCAGCGTGATGCCGTGCCAATCATCAGCCCAACTGGTTAACCCAGGCGCATCAATGCTAGGCATATAGACGCTTGCAGTGTGGTAGCCCTTATCGTTATCAATGCTGGCAACGTGCTCGCCGTTGTATGCGCTCAGCGTGTCTAGGACACTATAAAACTTTCCTCCGGCTGCCCTGAAATCCTTTACAGCCTTCACAAGACGATTCCACGCTTTTTCCTGTTCTGGCGTCAGGTCGATTAATTCCTGCAAAGTTGCCATTTCAGTTTTCCTTATATGGGTTAATTTTATTGTGCAGTGTGTTGAACGACGCCCATACCACGTCGTTATACAACTCAATAACTAGCTCAATTATTTTCCCGATTGCCCAGACAAAAATTAGCGGGGATATCGGTGTCATCAACACGATAAACAGAATGAGAAACAAAAATTCTGTCGCTCTACTTTTTCGCGGATATTCTTTTCTGAATAATGTAGGCACATCACTCTCCTTTGTTGCTCCTCAAAATTTTATGCCCTGGCGCAAAAGCACGCGTTTTGTCTTTGCTTATTCGCCAGCCATCCTTGCGCGCCTCTTTTGCACAGCCAGCCCATGACGTACCGATATACTCACCGAAGTCTGGCGACTTATATTTGCCATCTGTACACTGGAGGCAATCACAATAGAGATGCATGGTGTAACTTGCAGCAATAGCCATATCACTCTCCTTTAGTGCGCAAGTGGTTTTTCCAGCGGTTTTGCTCCGCGCTGGGCTTTTTGCAAAAACCACAATCCATCATCCCGTAATATTTCATCAACCCCATCCGTCGGTTGCTGAGTCTCACCCACTGCCAGACGCCAGGAGCGTTTCTACGAACTAACAGAATCTTTGCTTTACGGTTTTTCATCGTTTTGCTCTCCTGCATCTCTTTGCTGCTCGTCGTGCCGCTGCAATACCGGTATGGCGGCGCTTTGGTGTCGGGATGATGTTCTTTGCAATTAGCGCAGAAGCCCAAAAACGAGTCGGATACGGTAACAAGCCGATACATGCCACACGCATTACTCACCTCTTTTGATGCGAATGCCAGCGGCGCGCTCGGCTTCACTTTGTTCCCAAAACCACTTGTGAAGCGCCATAAGCTTTTCGTCAATCGGTGCATATTTGCGATTAAAGTAGGCCTGAGCATCTTTCTCAGATTCGTCCGGTAATTCGCCAGGGCCAAACAGTGTGTTATAAATCCATGCTAGTCCGCTCTTAGCGTCGCCAGTTGCCTGCCATTCGATAATGGCAGCCTGCATGACCAGAATGTTTTTCCCGATTAATAGGTCCAGTTCTTTGTACCGGTTGCGGATGTATGCATTCTCGCTTTGTAATTTTGCGTTGCGCTTTTCTGAGGCTTCAAGTAACGCCTGCTTATCGCGTAGAGCTTCTTCCAGTTCAGCAACATGGCATTCACTATCAATAAGGTTGTTCTCTGCTGCTTCAAGCTCAACACGCAGCTTCCCAACCGTAAGCGCAATCTCCTCGTTCTCCTGGTCGCGGCGTTTGATGTATTGCTGGTTTCTTTCCTGTTCATCCAGCAGTGCCAGCACGGTAGCCGGGTTAGCCTCTGCTATGAATTCAGCGTTTGCATAAGCCTGATCATCTGATTCAATCAGGCAGTTAACATGACATTCCGCAATCACGCCACCGGGTTCTCCTTTCCATTTTTGGCAAACAAAAACTCCTGTTAAATTGCCGTGCTGGTTAACAGATGTATGCCCTACGATGTAGCTTCCTTTAGTTGCTTTCTCTGCCTTTTCACGCAGTGCCTGATAATTAATTTCGCTCACTTCGAACCTCTCTGTTTACTGATAAGCTCCAGATCCTCCTGGCAACTTGCACAAGTCCGACAACCCTGAACGGCCAGGCGTCTTCGCTCATCTATGGGATCGCCACACTCACAACAATGAGTGGCAGATATAGCCTGGTGGTTCAGGCGGCGCATTTTTATTGCTGTGTTGCGCTGTAATTCTTCAATTTCTGATGCTGAATCAATGATGTCTGCCATCTTCCATTAATCCCTGAATTGTTGGTTAATACGCTTGAGGGTGAATGCGAATAATAAAAAAGGAGCCTGTAGCTCCCTGATGATTTTGCTTTTCATGTTCACCGTTCCTTAAAGACGCCGTTTAACATGCCGATTGCCAGACTTAAGTGAGTCGGTGTGAATCCCATCAGCGTTACCGTTTCGCGGTGCTTCTTCAGTACGCTACGGCAAATGTCATCGACGTTTTTATCCGGAAACGGCTGTCTGGCTTTTTTGATTTCAGAATTAGCCTGACGGGCAATACTGCGAAGGGCGTTTTCTTGCTGAGGTGTCATTGAACAAGTCCCATGTCGGCAAGCATAAGCACACAGAATATGAAGCCCGCTGCCAGAAAAATGCATTCAGTGGTTGTCATACCAGGTCTCTCTCATCTGCTTCTGCTTTCGCCACCATCATTTCCAGCTTTTGCGAAAGGGATGTGGCTAACGTATGAAATTCTTCGTCTGTTTCTACTGGTATTGGCACAAACCTGACTCCAATTTGAGCAAGGCTATGTGCCATCTCAATACTCGTTCTTAACTCAACAGGAGATGCTTTGTGCATATCGCCTCCCGTTTATTATTTATCTCCTCAGCCAGCCGCTGGGCTTTCAGCGGATTTCGGATAACAGAAAGGCCGGGAAATACCCAGCCTCGCTTCGTAACGGAGTAGACGAAAGTGATCGTGCCTACGCGGATATTATCGTGAGGATGCTTCATCGCCATTGCTCCCCAAATACAAAACCAATTTCAGCCAGTGCCTCGTCCATTTTTTCGATGAACTCCGGCACCATCTCGTCAAAACCCGCCATGTACTTTTCATCCCGCTCAACCACGACATAATGCAGGCCTTCACGCTTCATACGCGGGTCATAGTTGGCAAAGTACCAGGCATCTTTTCGTGTCACCCACATGCTGTACTGCACCTGGGCCATGTAAGCCGACTTTATGGCCTCGAAACCACCGAGCCTGAACTTCATGAAATCCCGGGAGGTAAACGGGCATTTCAGCTCAAGGCCGTTGCCGTCACTGCATAAACCATCGGGAGAGCAGGCGGTACGCATACTTTCGTCGCGATAGATGATCGGGGATTCAATAACATTCACGCCGGAAGTGAACTCAAACAGGGTTCTGGCGTCGTTCTCGTACTGTTTTCCCCAGGCCAGTGCTTTAGCGTTAACTTCCGGAGCCACACCGGTGCAAACCTCGGCAAGCAGGGTGTGGAAGTAGGACATTTTCATGTCAGGCCACTTCTTTCCTGAGCGGGGCTTTGCTATCACGTTGTGAACTTCTGAAGCGGTGATGACGCCGAGCCGTAATTTGTGCCATGCATCATCCCCCTGTTCGACAGCTCTCACGTCGATTCCGGTACGCTGCAGGATAATGTCCGGTGTCATGCAGCCACCTTCTGCTCAGAGGCTTTCTGTTTCAGGAATCCAAGAACTTTCACTGCTTCGGCCTGTGTCAGTTCTGACGATGCGCGAATGTCGCGGCGAAATATCTGGGAACAGAGCGGCAATAAGTCGTCATCCCATGTTTTATCCAGGGCGATCAGCAGAGTGTTAATCTCCTGCATGGTTTCATCGTTAACCGGAGTGATGTCGCGTTCCGGCTGGCGTTCTGCAGTGTATGCAGTATTTTCGACAATGCGCTCGGCTTCATCCTTGTCATAGATACCAGCAAATCCGAAGGCCAGACGGGCACACTGAATCATGGCTTTATGCCGTAACATCCGTTTGGGATGCGACTGCCACGGGCCGGTGATTTCTCTGCCTTCGCGGGTTTTGAATGGTTCGCGGCGGCATTCATCCATCCACTCGGTAACGCAGATCGGATGATTACGGTCTTTGCGGTAAATCCGGCATGTACAGGATTCATTGTCCTGCTCAAAGTCCATGCCATCAAACTGCTGGTTTTCATTGATGATGCGGGACCAGCCATCAACGCCCACCACCGGAACGATGCCGTTCTGCTTATCAGGGAAGGCGTAAATTTCTTTCGTCCACGGATTAAGGCCGTACTGGTTGGCGACGATCAACAATGCGATGAACTGCGCATCGCTGGCATCACCTTTAAATGCCGTCTGGCGAAGAGTGGTGATCAGTTCCTGTGGGTCGACAGAATCCATGCCGACACGTTCAGCCAGCTTCCCTGCCAGCGTTGCGAGTGCTGTACTCATCCGCTTTATACCTCTGAATCAATATCAACCTGGTGGTGAGCAATGGTTTCAACCATGTACCGGATGTGTTCTGCCATGCGCTCCTGAAACTCAACATCGTCATCAAACGCACGGGTAATGGCTTTTTTGCTGGCCCCGTGGCGTTGCAAATGATCGATGCAGAGTGATTCAAACAGGTGCTGGGGCAGACCTTTTCCCATGTCGTCTGCCAGTTCTGCCTCTTTCTCTTCACGGGCGATCTGCTGGTAGTGACGCGTCCAGCTCTGAGCCTCAAGACGATCCTGAATGTAATAAGCGTTCATGGCTGAACTCCTGAAATAGCTGTGAAAATATCGCCCGCGAAATGCCGGGCTGATTAGGAAAACAGGAAAGGGGGTTAGTGAATGCTTTTGCTTGATCTCAGTTTCAGTATTAATATCCATTTTTTATAAGCGTCGACGGCCTCACGAAACATCTTTTCATCGCCAATAAAAGTGGCGATAGTGAATTTAGTCTGGATAGCCATAAGTGTTTGATCCATTTTTTGGGACTCCTGGCTGATTAAGTATGTCGATAAGGCGTTTCCATCCGTCACGTAATTTACGGGTGATTCGTTCAAGTAAAGATTCGGAAGGGCAGCCAGCAACAGGCCACCCTGCAATGGCATATTGCATGGTGTGCTCCTTATTTATACATAACGAAAAACGCCTCGAGTGAAGCGTTATTGGTATGCGGTAACGCCGCGCTCAGGCGGCTTTGATAGTCATATCATCTGAATCAAATATTCCTGATGTATCGATATCGGTAATTCTTATTCCTTCGCTACCATCCATTGGAGGCCATCCTTCCTGACCATTTCCATCATTCCAGTCGAACTCACACACAACACCATATGCATTTAAGTCGCTTGAAATTGCTATAAGCAGAGCATGTTGCGCCAGCATGATTAATACAGCATTTAATAAAGAGCCGTGTTTATTGAGTCGGTATTCAGAGTCTGACCAGAAATTATTAATCTGGTGAAGTTTTTCCTCTGTCATTACGTCATGGTCGATTTCAATTTCTATTGATGCTTTCCAGTCGTAATCAATGATGTATTTTTTGATGTTTGACATCTGTTCATATCCTCACAGATAAAAAATCGCCCTCACATTGGAGGGCAAAGAAGATTTCCAATAATCAGAACAAGTCGGCTCCTGTTTAGTTACGAGCGACATTGCTCCGTGTATTCACTCGTTGGAATGAATACACAGTGCTGTGTTTATTCTGTTGTTTATGCCAAAAATAAAGGCCACCATCAGGCAGCCTTGTTGTAAATGTTGCAGGTATCAAGTAAGTAATTAGATGGAGCGCCATAAATTATGAATTCATCGTTTGTCGGGTCCATCTCCATCTCTTGTCCTATTGCCATTCTTGCGTCAGTGTCGTCAGCGGCGAAGCATAAAACAGCCCACGCACCCATTGTTTTAAAAAGAACTGCAATTGGCTGTGGTTTTACTGAATTTGCGTTAGCGCGAAAATCACAAATCGCACTTTCATGAAATTCCATATATCACCTCAAATAAGTGGTTTGCTGCCTAATTTCATTTTCTGGCGACCAACACAAGTCATCTTGCTGTCAGTTGTTTGGATTTACGGTAGCCTGCCGCGTAAAGAGCTACATTTGGAAGACAAGTTGAGCCTTCATATTTTCTGGTCAACGTTGTCAGTGTTATTACTTCTGCTCTCATTGCTGGTTTGCGTTTGCATTGTAAGACCACTCGTGATGGGGTTGGCCTGTGTAGTTTGTCGGAGCTAATCGCCTCCTGACTTTGCAGGTTTGCGCGACGAGCTCTACGGCGAGAAGCTGCGGTGCCTTTAAATTCTGTTTTTCTGGACATAGATTCCTCCCGAATAAACTTTGGCGATGCAATCTCGAAGCTCCTCCTGAGACGGTTGCTTCGGCATTGCATCCCACAGCTTATGTGGTTGGGTGATCTGGCTTTTCAGCCACGTAGTCGAGAGTCGACGTTGTTTAAAGAGCCTGCCAGTCTGTTCCATTTGGCTTCCAGCGTCCTGCTGATGGTTAAATAGTACGATATGTACTTCACTTGGTCAATACAATTTGTTCTAAAACGGGGCGTTTTTTTACAACGCTTTGTATTTAATAGTATTGTTTTTTAGCGTGGGTGTATTGCCTCGGCGATGTAAGGAGAGATCAGAATTGCGTTGTTTAGTGAGTTGTATCTATTTATTTTCCAATAAATACAATTGGTTATGTGTTTTTTTGGGCGAGAGGAAAAGAAAACCCGGCATGGAGGCCGGGTTGATGATTAGCGGTGTGGCCTTGAGCGATAATGCTCACACACATGTTCAAGATTTCCATGCCTTATCCGTTCATAGGCATTCACATGAACTTCTCGATCGAATTGGTCATTCAAATTGTATGTAGACATCTGTGTTTTCTCATATTGGCGGCAGCCCTACAACCGCTTGAAAAAATGTACCAGACGCGCTAAGGTTACATCGCAAATATTGTGTACCTTAACAAGGGCTCCTTTTGGAGGCTCTGGTTAAACAGCATCAATGTCGGACTGGGGAGTTGGACATTGTGCTGAATGCTTTTGCATTATTGAGGCCGAACGTAAACCTTCAGAATTGAAGAGATGCGTTCGGCTTCTTCGTTTGTGATATCGTTAGGAATGCCTTTAATCGTTACTGTAACCCCTGATTCAGGTCGAAGAACTACTGGAAGATCATAGGTATGAAGTGCATTAGCCTTGCCTTCGACTTTTGTTGGTTCGCCAGTCAAATCTTTTTCCTCACTGGATTCTTTGTCAATCGGAGTGTATGGGATTTCTTCACCAGACTGGAAAGCTACAAACTTTTTGATTGCACTTTCCATGCGGCTTTTATATGCAGTAATGCTGCTGTCGCTAGGCTTCGGCTCAGTTGCGTTGATGTATCGCTCGGCAAGCTCATTCACATCAAGCTGAGTAACATCACCCATTTCCTCTTCTTGGACTACCGTTAAGAGGCGAGCGGATGAGTTTTTTAAATTTCGAGCGGTGGCCTCCTTCATTATGTTCAGCGACATAAGCTCTTCAAGGAAGTCCTTGAATGCCTGCACGCTAACGTTTGACTTTGCCATTTGCTCTCTCTCTAAGTTATTGACTCAGATCGAGTTTATCCAGGAATTGATTTGCATGCAAGACTCAAGTCTTGAGAATTTCCGTTCAAGATCCACTCTCAATAAAAAAGGCCGCACCTCTGCGACCTTTCATCTCCTAAATCTCTTTTCTCTTACCTAAAGAAACAGCAGGCTGGGTCAGCCCTAACAACTTCAAGTGCATCGGTCAGAGAAAGCTCCGTGCTATACAGGTGTTATTTCATATCTTTTTGCATCCAATAAATTTTCCATCTGTCCAGAGAGCGGATGCACTTGATTCTTGTTGATGGCAGGACGTTTTTTCACCTGCCTCACCCTGCCATACAGGACGCTGCTCACCGATATCTATCGTCCGGTCATTGATGTTATAGACAATATCCAGATCATTACGGATATACTCAGATGGCCTTATGCTTTCAATGAATAGATGAACTTCTTTTTGACCGCTTGATACTCATGGCCATTAAACTCCATCTATCCTCTTTACCCAAACGTCTCTTCAGGCCATTGGCTGGCGATAACTTTCCCCACAACGGAACAACTCTCATTGCATGGGATCATTGGATATTGCGGGTTTAGTGGTTGTAGAAACACCTGACCGCTATCCCTGATCAGTTTCTTGAAGGTAAATTCATCACCACCAAGTCTGGCTATGCAGAAATCGCCGGGCTCAACAGCTTGCTCAGGGTCAACCAGAATTAACATCCCGTCAGGAAAACTAGGTTTGGAACCTGTTGGTGCGGTCATTGAGTTACCTTCAACCTCAAGCCAGAATGCAGAGTCACTGGCTTTTTTGGTTGTGCTTACCAATCTCTCCGCATCACCTTTGGTAAAGGTTCTGAGTTCTGGAGAGAACATCCCAGCCTGAACATGAGAAAAAACAGGGTACTCATATTGTTTTTTAACTGGGGCCGATGAGTATTCGCCAACAGGTGAAAATGTCCCGTCGTGGTTGAATGATATGTTATCAATACCAAGGTATTTAAACACCACACCAATATCACTAAGAGATGGATGACGAGATCCGCGCAACCAGTGTCCAATTCCACCCTGCGTCATACCTAGCTCTTCGGCTAACTTCTCTTGAGTTATGCCGAGCTCTTTCATTCTGGATCTAGCCAGTTCATACCATTTCATTTTCATGTCCTTATTATTACGCTCTGTACTGGAACCATCCATGCACAATGTGTATTTTTACTTGTATTTGAGAAGTACATATTGTATTTTTTTATTCGTGGTTACTATGGAGGGCATATGAGCAACCTACGAAAATATCGAGAGTCACTGAATATCTCTCAAACAACACTTGCTAAGGCAGTTGGATGCACACAGGGAGCTATCGGACATTGGGAATCTGGTCGTCGCTTCCCAGACCTTAAAACATGCCGTGCTCTTGTTGCGTGTCTAAACAAGTTAGGCGCAAAAGTAAGTCTTGATGACGTGTTCCCGCCGGAGCACAAAGCCGCTTAATAAGCGGAGCCGCTCTTTGTAACAACGGACATTCGTCCTACGTCGCTGAAAAGCGAGTCCCAAGATATCTGACCAACTAAGGCCATATGCGTTTCCACGCATACCTTTCAACTAGCTATTCACTATTGGAAATCTTAAGAAATGGAACAAACAAGTTACAGCAAACTATCACAGCGAGAAATTGATCGCGCTGAAACTGATTTACTCATCAACCTGTCAACGCTTACCCAGCGCGGTCTGGCAAAGATGATTGGCTGTCATGAATCGAAGATAAGCAGAACGGACTGGAGATTTATTGCTTCGGTCTTGTGTGCTTTCGGAATGGCATCAGACATCAGTCCGATTAGCAGGGCTTTTAAGTATGCGCTTGATGAAATCACAAAGAAAAAATCCCCGGCCGCCACCGAGGATTTTAAGCAAATTGATATGCAATTCTGAGGGAATTACTGGATCAATCCACAGGAGTAATTATGACAAAACAACTCAGTCCTTACCAGGACAAAATTCACAAACACATACTACGTGATCGCTTCCTGTCCAGCTTCAAGCAGCCTGGTCGATTCCGGGCTGAGTTGGAAAAAGTGAAGCTGATGCAGAAGGAGAAAGGTCATGAGTAACATATCTAATCTAGCCGAAGCCAGAGAGGCAAGAAGGCTACAACAACCGCATCAAAGCAGCGGTAAGGGGTATGCCTTGCTGCACCGTAAAATTATGGATGTGCCGTTTTACAAGGACGCAGAAGCTGCGCATCTGTGGGTTCACTTAATCCTCAAAGCAAAGCATACGCCTGAGTATGTAATGACTGACGCAGGAGAAATTCTGGTAGGCAGAGGGAAGCTACTTGGCGGTAGAAACTCTCTGGCGTTTGAAACAGGACTCAAACCAGATCGCGTTCAGTACCTGCTTAGAAAGTTCAAAAAACTCGGCATGATTGACTGGGTTTCACACGGTAAATTCTCAGTTTTCTCGGTAGAGAAATATGACGATTATCAGTCAAATTTTGTACCAGCAGATTACCAGCAAATTACCACCTCAAAGCCAGCAATACCAATGCCTGCAAGCAATACTGTACCAGCAGATTACCAGCAAATTACCACAGATAAAGAATATAATAATATTATCTCTAATACTGACGTATTAGAGAGTGCCACAGCAGACAAAAAGTCTGACAAGAAAAAACCTTCCGTTAGCTGTCAGGATGTTGTCGATGCTTACCACGAAATCCTTCCTGAAGCGCCAAAAATCCGCGCACTGAATGACAAGCGTAAAAACCAGATCCGAACGTTCTGGCGCAAAGCCGGAGTGATAACCCGCCAGCTTGACGGGCATGGGTTCACGATGCAGGACTGGAGAAATTATTTGAGCTACGTAGGCGAAAATTGCCGATGGATGTTCGAAGAGCGCCCAAACCATCAGCGCGGAACCGTCTGGCACAAAAAGGGATTTGATTTCCTGCTTAACGATAATACCTACCTGAAAGTTCGTGAGGGTGAACACGATGACCGATAATTTTTATGCGCCGCCCCATAGCATCGAGGCAGAGCAGGCGGTGATTGGTGGATTGCTTCTGGATGATGACAGCAGTGAGCGCGTCCAGAAAGTTCTGGCGATGCTGAAGCCTGATTCATTTTACAGCCGACCACACAAAATCATTTTCGAAGAAATAACCAGAATGCACCGGGAGCAAAAGCCAGTAGATGGCCTGACGCTTTTCGATGAACTGGAGCGTAAATCGTTAACGGCGTCTGTTGGCGGTTTTGCTTATATCGCTGAGATCGCAAAGAACACGCCAAGCGCAGCAAACATCGTTGCCTATGCAATGCAGGTTCGTGAAACCGCAATGGAACGCTACGCCATCAACCGCATGACTGAAGCGACGGAATTGCTCTATTCCCGCAACGGAATGACTGCAACGCAGAAGTACGAAGCTATTCAGGCGATTTTCACGCAACTGACAGACCATGCAAAAACCGGATCGCGTCGCGGCCTTCGCTCATTTGGCGAGGTCATGGAAGACTGGGTTAGCGACCTTGAGAAGCGATTTGACCCGTCAGGCGAACAACGAGGAATGAGCACAGGGATCCCATCGCTGGACAGGATGCTGTCACCGAAAGGTCTGGTGAAAGGCTCTCTGTTTGTCATTGGCGCTCGCCCTAAGATGGGGAAAACGACGCTATACAGCCAGATGGCAATCAATTGCGCAGTGCATGAGAAAAAGCCCGCTCTGATGTTCAGCCTTGAAATGCCAGGTGATCAGATACTGGAAAAACTGGTAGGACAGAAGTCAGGTGTTAACCCGAATATTTTTTACCTTCCGGCGACAAATGACGCCGATGACGGCTATCAGGGTGATTACGATGGTGACTTCAACAGGGCGATCGAAACAGCTAATCGCTTGAGTGAAATCGACCTGCTTTACATCGACGACACGCCGGGATTATCTCTGGCTCAAATCGTCAGCGAAAGCCGTCGAATCAAACGAGAAAAAGGATGCGTTGGCATGATTCTGGTCGATTACCTGACACTAATGACCGCTGAGAAGGCCGATCGCAACGACCTTGCTTACGGCATGATCACCAAAGGACTGAAGAACCTTGCCAAAGAGCTTGATTGCGTTGTTGTGCTTCTGACGCAGCTTAACCGCGCACTGGAAAGCCGAACCAATAAACGCCCACTACCAAGTGACTCACGAGATACAGGGCAGATTGAACAGGATTGCGATTATTGGGTGGGGATCCATCGTGAAGGTGCTTTTGATGACAGTGTTCCACCTGGTGAAACCGAACTAATCCTTCGTCTCAATCGTCATGGCAATACCGGCACGGTGTATTGCATTCAGGCAAATGGCGCTATTTATGACACAGACCAACAGTCTGCTGAAATGCGCCGACGTGAACGCGAGGAACCGCAGTCCAAGAAGAAAGGAGGATTCTGATGAATAAAAAACAATTAGCCATTCTCGAAAAGGCATGGGATGCACAAATATCATACGCTTTGAAAGAACAGGCACTACCAATAATCCAGACCAAATCGAAAATAGCCAGGCAGTTATGCGATGGCGGATTCCTGAACGAAGTTGAGATTACGCACCAGATGGTAACGTTCAAAGGGTATGAGATAAATCATCATGGTATAGCGGCGTATTGCTCCCATCTTCCTGATGACGTTGACATTGATGAAATGGAAAGGGAGATGAAGCAATGACCATCTACATCACTGAGCTAATAACAGGCCTGCTGGTAATCGCAGGCCTTTTTATTTGGGGGAGAGTAAATCGTGGCTGAGTTAATTTTCTCTGCATTGAGGATTCTCGGTGCTATGTGGATGGTGGCGACATTCATTGTTGTTGTCAGCAGTTTTGTCCGGTTGGTAGGCGAAGGTAAAGACCTGGTGGGTGTGCTTTTCGGTAGCATTCTCCTGTGGGTGATTATCGGTGTTGCGCCTGTTGCTGTAGCAAAAATGGCGTGGCGTTTTGTTAGTTGAGGTGACGATGAAGCAAATATCACTTCAATAAATCGCTTTTAAGGCATCACAATCGCTCTGTGGTGAGGTAAGCACGTGCAAGGCATGTCGATAGGCAGCGAGAATGAAAAATGCGTCAGAATGCGTTTGAGGAGGTTTTAAGAAATGAGTACGATAGCTGAGCTTGTCAGGGCTAATTTTCGTGAAGAGTTGGTGCGTTGGTATCGGTATCGTTCATCGTCCAGTTTGCCGCTTGATGAGTTGTATGAGCACTCACCTGCCGCACGGCGCTATCCGCGTGACCGTGTTCTTCGACGGTTGTTCAGACTCAATAATGAGTTTCAGCGCAACAGAATTATCCGGAGTCTGGATTTAAAGTGAAGGAGTGAGCATGAGCGAGCAAATATTCAGAGAGATTAAGCCACGGTTTTATCGCAAGGTAAGGGTGGTTTATCAGGACGAAAACAAGACATGTGCATACGCCATTCATAATGGTCGGTGGTCAGTGTTCGACACCAAAAACTTCGAGAAGAACTTCGAGAGGATTAAGGGTGATGAGGAAACTAACATTTGAACTAAGAAGCCCCATCCATCAGCAGAACGCCATTCAAGCTATCCAGCAAATTCTTCCAGACCCAACCAAACCAATCGTAGTAACCATTCAGGAACGCAACCGCAGCATTCGGCAAAATGCACGCCTTCACGCGATGCTATCTGAAATAAGTAAGAAGGCTACATATCACGGAAAAGCAAGAAATATTGAGTTTTGGAAGGGGTTATTCGTTTCTGGTTGGCAGATTGCAACCAACCAGCACCCTGAGATTATATCAGGGTTAGAAGGTGAGCTAATAAACATCAGAGAGAGTACGGCGACTCTATCTGTAAAAAAAATATCCGAAATAATGGACTACATAGAAGCATATTGTGCCATGAACTCAATTCATCTTAGCGAATGGAGGAATTATGATTGAGGTTTGGGTAGATATCGAAGGGATTCCATTTTATCAGGTTAGCAATAAAGGAAATTTCAGGTCTATTACGAGGGAAGTTACAGTAACATCAACCAGACAGAGGCCATATAAGAAAATAATTAATGGCACTAGTGTAAAACCATTCAAGTGCAAGTCGACAGGATATCTTCAAATAAAGGTATACGGTAAGAAATACAGCGCCCACAGGATAGTTGCGAAAGCATTCTGTACAGGGTTCTGTGATGGCTTGGTAGTTAATCACAAAAATGGGCGAAGAGATGACAATAGGGCTGATAACCTTGAATGGGTATCACATTCTGAAAACTCAAAACACGGATATAAACAAAATGGAAGAATACCTATATCGCTAGGTAAATTTAGTGGTGACCATCCTGCCAGTAAAGCTGTTATTTCTACTGACATGAAAACTGGGGAGGAGGTTTATTATGAAGCAGCTATGGATGCTGTCAGAGAAGGATTTGATAGTTCGTCAATTAGTCGTTGCTGTAATGGCGAAAGCTCATATCACAAAGGAAGATTCTGGCGATTTGCAAATGAAAAAATGAAAGCGCGATGGGGAGATCGGGCTGCATGACTATCAAATCAAATACGCCAGCACACAACAAGGACTGCTGGCAAACGCCGCTTTGGCTTTTTGATGCACTGGATATTGAGTTTGGATTCTGGCTGGATTCGGCAGCGAGCGACAAAAATGCTCTGTGTGCTCACTGGCTAACTGAGGCCGACGACGCGCTCAATTCTGAGTGGGTAAGCCACGGTGCAATCTGGAATAACCCACCGTACAGCAATATCAGGCCGTGGGTGGAAAAAGCCGCTGAGCAGTGCATACAACAGCGACAGACGGTAGTTATGCTTGTGCCAGAGGATATGTCAGTCGGATGGTTCAGCAAGGCTCTGGAGAGTGTCGACGAAGTTCGCATTATCACTGATGGACGGATTAATTTTATCGAACCATCGACAGGGTTGGAGAAGAAGGGAAACAGTAAAGGCTCCATGCTGCTGATTTGGCGACCGTTCATCAGTCCTCGACGGATGTTTACTACCGTATCCAAAGCGGCATTGATGGCGATCGGGCAGGGCGTCAGGAGGGCGGCATGAGGCGACAGCGACGAAGTATCACCGACATCATCTGCGAAAACTGCAAATACCTTCCAACGAAACGCTCCAGAAATAAACGCAAGCCAATCCCAAAAGAATCTGACGTAAAAACCTTCAATTACACGGCTCACCTGTGGGATATCCGGTGGCTAAGACATCGTGCGAGGAATACAAGGGGATTGACGCGATGATTTATCCGGGGCTATATTCCTCACACGCCAGCAAAATCTGGCGTCGGGATTGGCGTCCCGGATGAAAAAGGCGACAACAGACGCGCCAGCGTCTTTTTTATTGTCGTTTGCACAGTCACATCTCAATGGTGGGCTGTGTGGGGGCGGAGCAATCCGCGCCGGTTCCTTTTTCCCGGTTACGCCAACCCTGCACAGTTCACCACCAAGCGATTGGCGTCGCAGGTGGTGATGATTCACAAAGAAAAAGGATCATCTTATGGCCACCAAAATCGCAGTTGAAACTCTTTCCCCGATTACCCACAACCAGATCCCTGTCATAACCACCGAGCTATTGGCGCATCTTTATGGAACGGATGTTGCCAACATAAAAATGAATCATTCACGTAATCAAACTCGTTTTCTGGAAGGGAAGCATTATTTCAAAATCGTTGGCGATGATCTGAAAAATTTGCGAGTAACTTTTAGTTACCTGCAAATTTCCCCCAAAACCCGCTCCCTCATCCTCTGGACTGAACGCGGCGCTGCCCGTCACGCCAAAATGCTCGAAACCGATCAGGCGTGGGAAGTGTTCGAAAAACTGGAAGACTGCTATTTCAGCCAGTGCAAGAAAAATACTGGCAAACAAGAGAAGAAGCCCAACGGGCTTTCCGCAAAAGAAACAGACAGCCTTGTTTGGCTGTGGGATTATGCCAACCGCTCACAGGCATTGTTCCGTGAGTTGTATCCCGCATTAAAACTGATTCAGTCTGGCTATTCCGGCATATGCCACGACTACGGCTATGAGTTCTCGTATATCATCGGGAGGGCGAGGGGCGTTTTAATTAATCACACGCGGGATATAGATATTTATGAGCCTGACGGGCCGACGAACCTTCTGGCATGGGAAAGGCTTAAGAACAAAGAGTTGCCGCCTTCACTGCATCGCTACTGACAATTGACAACTTAACAAACCCAGCTTCGGCTGGGTTTTTTATTGCTGAATTTTCAATGTGAGAGGACATGACAATGCTTTTAATTCAACCTGGATTTGGCCTTAGCATCAAAAAAGGGCACATGTTTGGCGAGAAAGAGTCTCAACGAAAAATGGTGTCTATCCGGTTGCCATTTATCAGTATTTATTGGCTAAACAGGGAGGCAACAAATTATTGGTATACCTGCGCCAGAGCAGCATTTAACGACCCTGACTGGTTTGTGAAAAACCACCACGCAGTTCGTCAGGCAAAGAGAAAGGCCAACATGACATACATGAAGGCGTATAAAAAAGCATGGAAAGAACACCGCGACCGATACCAGCAAGACATGGAAAAGCTTGAATCAGAAAACATGGAATTAAGACGAAAGCTCGGTGAAGCAAAACGAGACATTGATGCTTACAAGCGACTTTTTAATGGTGAAAGCCATGCTTAGTCCATCCCAATCCCTTCAATACCAGAAAGAAAGCGTCGAGCGGGCTTTAACGTGCGCTAACTGCGGTCAGAAGCTGCATGTGCTGGAAGTTCACGTGTGCTCCGATTGCTGCGCAGAACTGATGAGCGATCCGAATAGCTCAATGTACGAGGAAGAAGACGATGAGTGAGTTAATAAATGGCAATGCCATCAAAATGACAAGCATTGAAATCGCTGAGTTGGTGGGTAAGCGTCATGACAATGTGAAACGTACCATCGAAACGCTGGCTAAAAATGGTGTTATCCGGCTTCCTCAAATTGAGGTTTCCGAAAGAATCAATAACTTAGGGTTCAATGTTCAGTACGAGCATTACGTCTTCGAAGGCGAACAAGGAAAGCGAGACAGTATTGTCGTTGTAGCCCAGCTGTCGCCGGAATTCACCGCTCGCCTTGTTGACCGCTGGCTAGAGCTTGAAGAAGCTGCGGTTAATATCCCCAAAACGCTACCAGAAGCGTTGCGCCTTGCTGCTGATCTTGCTGAGCAGAAAATGCAACTGGAAAACCAGCTCGCAATTGCCGCACCTAAAGTTGAGTTTGCCGATCGCGTTGGCGAGGCCAGCGGAATTTTGATTGGAAACTTTGCAAAGGTTGTTGGTATTGGTCCAAACAAACTGTTTGCGTGGATGCGCGATCACAAAATCCTTATTGCTTCAGGTTCCCGGCGAAATGTGCCAATGCAGGAATATATGGAGCGCGGCTATTTCACAGTGAAAGAAACAGCGGTCAATACAAATCACGGAATACAGATATCGTTCACCACAAAAATCACCGGGCGTGGTCAACAGTGGCTGACCAGAAAGCTGCTCGATAACGGAATGCTGAAAGTAACAGGGGAGGCTGCTTAATGGCTAAACCAGCGCGAAGGAAATGCAAAATCTGTAAGGAATGGTTTCACCCGGCATTCTCAAATCAGTGGTGGTGCAGCCCGGAACACGGAACTCAATTAGCACTCGAACGACGAAGCAAAGAACGCGAAAAAGCGGAAAAGGCAGCAGAGAAGAAACGACGACGAGAGGAGCAGAAACAGAAAGATAAACTTAAGATTCGAAAACTCGCCTTAAAGCCCCGCAGTTACTGGATTAAACAAGCCCAACAAGCCGTAAACGCCTTCATCAGAGAAAGAGACCGCGACTTACCATGTATCTCGTGCGGAACGCTCACGTCTGCTCAGTGGGATGCCGGGCATTACCGGACAACTGCTGCTGCGCCTCAACTCCGATTTGATGAACGCAATATTCACAAGCAATGCGTGGTGTGCAACCAACATAAAAGCGGAAATCTCGTTCCGTATCGCGTCGAACTGATTAACCGCATCGGGCAGGAAGCAGTAGACGAAATCGAATCAAACCATAACCGCCATCGCTGGACTGTCGAAGAGTGCAGGGCCATCAAGGCGGAGTATCAACAGAAACTTAAAAAACTGCGAAACAGCAGAAGTGAGGCTGCATGAATATCTACGAAAGAATTGATGGCAGCAAATACCGAAATATTTGGGTAGTTGGCGATCTGCACGGATGCTACACGAACCTGATGAACAAACTGGATACGATTGGATTCGACAACAAAAAAGACCTGCTTATCTCGGTGGGCGATTTGGTTGATCGTGGTGCAGAGAACGTTGAATGCCTGGAATTAATCACATTCCCCTGGTTCAGAGCTGTACGTGGAAACCATGAGCAAATGATGATTGATGGCTTATCAGAGCGTGGAAACGTTAATCACTGGCTGCTTAATGGCGGTGTCTGGTTCTTTAATCTCGATTACGACAAAGAAATTCTGGCTAAAGCTCTTGCCCATAAAGCAGAAGAACTTCCGTTAATCATCGAACTGGTGAGCAAAGGTAAAAAATATGTCATCTGCCACGCCGATTATCCTTGTGACGAATACGAATTTGGAAAGCCAGTTGATCATCAGCAGGTAATCTGGAACCGCGAACGAATCAGCAACTCACAAGACGGGATCGTGAAAGAAATCAAAGGCGCGGACACGTTCATCTTTGGTCATACGCCAGCAGTGAAACCACTCAAGTTTGCCAACCAGATGTATATCGATACTGGCGCAGTGTTCTGCGGAAACCTCACATTGATTCAGGTACAGGGAGAAGGCGCATGA